CTTTGCGAATCCGAGCGATTTGGATTGGCTAGACCGAGTGTGGGCTGGGATCGAGTAATTTCAGGCGGTTTTTCTATCAGGAGTATGAGAGTATGAAGGATGTCAAATGGCGGGTGATTAGTCATCCGCATGTCGTTGCCGAAGTGTTGAGGGGTCAAGTCGACATGCTGGTCGCAGGAAGGCAATACACGGTTGATGGCTCGGTGGTGGAGATTGGTTCGATCGGATCCCTATCACAGATGGGTATCCAGTTGGTTTCGGATGTCGAAAAGCCGACGGTCAAGACAGTGCCACAGCCCATGTTTCAAGTTGGAGACTCCGTGCGGGTTACCAACAGTAGCCTTCCGCTGCATCTACACGTGGGCCATCTCATCGCGGAGGATGTCAACGGTCGGTTTTTGTTCGAGTGTGACAGCACAACTCGCAAGGGGTGGATGTCGGAAAAAGACGTGCAGGGAGTTCCCGAAGGGTGGGTGCCTCAAGATCCCCCGCAGCCAGAGCCATCGCCAGCGGCGAACGTTCCAGAAGCTCCGGATAGTTCGGTCGACCATTCTGCCGACGCCAGCAAAATGGTCCAGCCCAAGATCGTTGCTCGGTACGATACCGAGGGCCGAGACGTAACAGAGCTGCCCGGACTGTGGTCCGAGGACGACATCCAGTACCGAAAGCCGACCAACGACGATTTGAAAAACGGTCCAATTGCGTGCGAGTTTCTAGGTCCTTACAACCAATGGAGAAAGGGAACTCTTGAACGAATAACGCAGGCAACGCTGCCGTACATTATCAAAAGCGAATTCCCTGGAAGATGTTTTCAACACTGCCGAATCATAGTAGCTCCAACTGTTAAGCAATCCTTGACAGTTGACACTCCGGACCCAGCCAAAATCACGATCGGATACACGGTCCCGAATGCGTACCAGGCCGACGCTGAGCCTATTACCGAGCCAATCGAACGCAAGCGAGTCCTGTACATCGCCGGTCCGATGCGCGGGATCGCATTTTTCAACTACCCCATGTTCGACCGCGTCGCCAAGAACCTGCGCGAAGCTGGCAACGAAGTGATCAGCCCAGCGGACGAGGATCGCAAGCAAGACGGCTTCGATCCGTTTGCGAATTCAGAGTATGCAATTCCTGATGCCTGCGTCTTCCCTCATGAAATGGACTTCCACAAGACCGTGCGGCGCTGCCTCGATGCGGTCCTACGGTGCGACGAGATAGTCCTGCTGCCAGGCTGGGAAGCGAGCAATGGAGCGGTGGCCGAGTTGACACTGGCCATGTGGCTTGGCAAGCGAGTCCGACAGGTGCGAATCGATGAAGAAGACCGGATCACCTATCTTGGTCAGTGGATGGGGCTTGGAAACCTAGCCTTGCTGCTTCGCAACTATTACTTTTCGGGTGTCGAATCCCCGGTTATTGTCAATGACCAGGACGACGATGACAAAGACATCCTCGACACAGCGGCCAGGATCACGCGAGGCGATCGCAATGCGTCTTACGGGCCTCCGGATCAAGACTTCCGACGTACGGCCGGAATGTGGTCGGCTCTCTTTGGGGCCAAGCTCCAGGACGGTGTCACGTTCGAGCCTCGCGACGTAGCGATGGCGATGATCCTTTTGAAATGCTCGCGTGAGAGCCACCAGCGAAAGCTGGACAACTGGGTCGACATCGCCGGTTACGCTCGCTGCGGGAGCAAGTGCAACTGATGGACCTAGTACTTTTCGTTTGCGCAGTCGTGTTTGTCTTTATCGTCATCGCGCTCGGCGGTGACAGCTACCAGGGGCCATCGCTATGAGTGCGGACAACGACACCGACAACCCATTGAGCGTCGACGAGGCGATGGAACTGATCGGCAAGTGGGAGACTCACCCGGGTCTCCTGATGGCGATCTTTGACGCAGCCAGAAAGCTTCGCGACGAAGTAGAGTTGCGGCGAGACAACAACGTGACGCTGATGAACAAGATCGGGGATCTGTGCAAAGAGAACAAGGCCCTACAAACCGAGCTCGATCAGCTCCGGGCCGTCGTGGCCCAGAACAACCAGAGCCTGGCCCAGATCGTGACCAGGTGGATGAAGCCCAGCAAGAATTGAAAGGATCTATGACCATGCGGCTATTTCGCGAACTACCGAGTTTCCGACGGACAATCCCCAACATGTCCGTCGGCAAACTGGTGATCGAGTTCAGTTGGCATCGGGGCTACGGCGATTCAGGCTGGAGGACTCTGACGTTTGGCGTCTTTCGAGTCAAGCGACTTGCAAAGCCTGGAGAGTACTGGTTCCGCAGCGACCACATCAGCGGGTTCCGTCGTCAGTACTCCATTTGGTTACCTTTCTACAGGGAGACATGAGCCATGTGGCAACTACTAGGCATCATGCTCGGCGGCGGTGCGGTCCCACGCGAAGCAGCTCGGGCCCCAGCAAACAACGGATGCTTGCCGATCCTGCTGGTGTTCCTCGTCGCTATACTGATTTGCGTGGTGCTCATGGCCTGTGGAATCTTCGAACTCAGGATCGAGTTTAAGCGATGACCAAATCAACCAGAGACGGACGGACGATCGAGTCTGACCCCACCGAGCCCTTCAAGGGCCTCTGCCAGTTCGTCGAGTGGTGGGAGGAATTCAAGCGAGTTCACTGCGAGGGGATCCAAGCCACCTTCACCGTCGACGCCAACCTTGTGGTCACTTTTAGTTTCGTGCACAAAGGCTCAATCCGAAGGTATTCGCTCGACTTGAAGGACCGCTACATCCCCAAAGCACTCGATGAGATCAAGATCGTGTTGCATGAACTGCGTGAAGCATGGAAGGTGTGCCTATGACCAACGACGAGCAGGAATCGAAACGAGCGGCGGTGCGTCACAGTAGCATGAGTGCGATTTACGGGATGGCTCTGCTGTACGGTGGCGGCAATCCTTTCATCGTCGATCGTGGCGGAGAACCACCCCTACCGGTGAAGCCGTGCCTATTCTGCGGCAAGCCGAAACAGCACAACAACGCATTTTGCTCTGCGGAGTGCTGCCGTGCTTGGCGATCAAAACCCAACGAAAGCGAGTCTTAGCAAGACTCGCACAAGCCAGAAAAACCAAGGAAATCCGGGCCGGTGGTCCTGGTTGTGGTCCTGGGATGTCCGTAGACTATGTAGAAGTAAACAGGGGGGAAACCATGACGGCATTTAAACACGACGAGATCCAGCAGATGCGAACGATGGAGGGCTGGTCGAGAGACCAAGAGAGCGACCATCTCAGGCAAACGCGGATCGCCAATTTTATCGAGAGCCTCGCGTTGGTCGCCCATGATCTGCTTAGAACGCGAAACGCTTACCTACTCACGTACGGTCAGGGTAACATAGCGAAAAACCTGTCCAGCGTAGGTTTCGATCACAGTCGACACATGGACCAGCTTGAGTGTGAGATACGGCAGCATTCGATTCGCACCTTTGGTGAAGACATCTTCATGCCTGGAGACCCAGCTAAGCTGTTAGCTTCCATTGTCCCGCCTGAAATCGCGATGCGTGGAGAGACCAACCATGACAAAGTTTGAGCCAAAGATGATGGTGATGATAGACGACATGGGCAGTAAGCGTCTGGAGATTTCCACCGTCCTCTCACAGAAACAATTTTCCGAGTTGATTCTCGAGACCAATCGAATCTTTTCGTTTGCCTTGCGAACGTGGGACTCAGAAACAGGCAATGCGGTGATCGAGCTGGTGCCAGGAAACGGCATGGCATTCGTGGCTCCTGGCGCAGGTTGGGAAGTGACCGACCAGTCACCCGAAAACCTCGAAATTGGTCGCGAACACCTCCGAGCGCGTCGCAAGTTTTACATGACTCTGCTGCACGCAATTGGTCGCTCGATCGACGAATCACCCACTCTTCCGCCTGAGGGCTCGGAGCTCGGCTAACGTCATTTTTCCGTCATGAGGCTGCTTGGCGATCCGCTCGACGGCCTCAACTCGTTGCTCGACGGGGGATGGCTCTCGGGATGCAGCTTGATCCGACCGGTCTGATTGGGCTCGGTCGGACATGCTGATTTTGCGCCGGCGAACAACTCGGTCGGCTTCACCAGGGACTTTCACCCCAAGGATCGAGGCACCGACAGCGGACAGGATCGTCGCGTCGAGGAAGTGATTGTCCCGTCCTGGCCTGACACCCCATTCAAACAGCTCTCTGCCGTGCCCTTGGGTCTTGGTGGGGTATTCTGCCGACAGATTGTCCGCGACCATCCGGTGACGCAGCGGGGCGGCTCGGTAGAGCCACCAGGCTCCTGCCTCACCAGCCTCGGTCGCCCATCGATCCATCATGGCGGTCTTCCACGTGTTCGTGTCCACGAGGCAGTACCGTGGGGCCCTGGTCCCTCGGGTCGGCGGCATGCGCCAACCGAATCCCATCCGCTCACCGGCTTTCTTCTTTTCTTGGTTCCAGGGGCGTTGCCGTGCGGTGACTCCCTTGCCGTGGCTCGGAACCACATGCTGATGCTGCTGGCTGAATCGATAGACTACCTCCGATTGGAACCCTGCATCGACCACCATGATCCCGGGGCGGAGCTGCGTCCCGTCGTCGCGGGTGTAAGTCACCGCGAGGCGTTCCTCTCGGAGCTTGTTCAACGCGACCAGTAGCGACTCTGTCGAGGATCGGATTCCGGTGGCTCGTATGATCGTCCGCTCGATGTCGGACAGGGTGATGTAGTCGATGCCTGGTTCGGGCCAGATACCATAGTCGACAACCAGGCCGGAGAAGTCGGCACCGACTCCAGAGACGGTCCACCAGAGCGAGGACCCTTGGACGTCGACCCCAAGGGTGATGTGCTCGACCCAATCGGGGATCTCCCCGCGGCGGTGGGTTGGCAGGATCCGGAGGCAAAACTCGTCCGAAGTAAGGCAGCGGATTCCATCAACCGCAACGATCGATTTCTTGGGCTCATTCTGATACTCGGCATCGAAAGTGTCCGGGGTGTCGAAACGAAGGTCTTCCGCGTGTTGGATCGCCGAGATCTCGTGGGGAAACTTGCGGTGCGCCCAGCCTACCTTGGAACCTTCGTCCATCGCGACGCGGTTGGCTTTGTAAAACTTGTTGGCCTTCGGGTGCTCGTCGTTCCCCTCGGCAATCTCTTCCGACCGGATGTCGAAGTACTTGCTCCAAAGATCCCGATTGGTTGGCCACTCATAGACCAGCTTGCATCGATCGCCGTGCCACTTGGGCATGAGCTTCTGGTTCAGCATCCGATCGGCGGCATCACCCTCGCGGATCACAGTCACCGCAGCAAATCCGGCGATCCGTTTCCCGGGCCCACCAAGCCCCAGAATTGCCCCACCAATCACCTTTTCCCGCTTGGCACATTCGGCGTCGGACAATGCCGAAGTGTCGGTCTGCGGGTCATTGACGAGCACGAAACCAGGTCGGATCGTCTTTCCGTCCGCTAGTACCTTTTGCATCCCTCGGACTCTACCGAGGATCCCAGTGCAGCGAATGATCGCTCCGGAGGCCTGCGAACCCTCGATCGTCGGGAAAATCAGTTCCTTTCGACGCCAACCGATGAGCGTCCGTTTCCCCTGAGTGGTCTGAGCGTTGCCTCGCTGGGTGATTCCCTCGAGGCAACGAATCGGATAAGCGATCTCAGGGAAGTCCTCGAGCAGCAGCGGATTGGTTTCCCACTCGATCTTGATCGCATCGAGCGATTCCTCGGCGCCACCTTCGTCGGCCTCGACGAGTACCCCGAATCGCTGATGGCCATAGGAGAGCACCCAGAGCATGGCTCGCAGGAGAATGGTCGTCTTGCCAGATCCCCGAGGCATGGCGATGCATTTCAAACCACCGTTGATCGCTCGCTCTTCGATGTCTTTGAGGATCCGCTCATGATCCTCGGAGAACGGCAACGGAAAAGCCTCCTTGAAGTACGTCAAAAGGTACTTTTTCAAGTTGAGCCGACAGGCTTCGCGACGCTTGGCGTTGACGATCGCGGGGATCGGACCGATGTCGCGAGCCTCGGTCGATTCCTCTTTAGCCTTGCTGGCTTGTCGCTTTCGGTGCTTACCATAGGAATCCTGCGGACGCTTCGAGCCAGACTCGTTGTCGTCGTCCTCGGGATCCTCGGGAGCTGCGGCGGCTGGAGGGCGTTTCTTGGCCATCAGTAGCGGCTTGGCCTTTGGCGTGAAATGCCGTGCTTGGGAGCACAGTCGCAGGTCCGGTAGTACCAAGTGATCCGCTCACGTGTGGATGCGGCTTTGTACCGAGCTCCACAGCATGGGCATGACGGCGCGGTGCCTCGGGCCTGGCGGCGGTAGCGTCCCTCGGGCCTCGAGTTGTGAGGCATGAGATGTTTCATCTCGGCATTCAGTTCGGCGAAAACGACCATAGTGCTGGGTCCTCCTGGCTGGTTCGAATTGCGGTACCGTCAAAAAGCGATGCTCCGTCATGGGGCTGGACTTTGGTCGCGACCCCGAGTTCCACCAGACGCTCCGAGAGGGTCTGATGCTCACTAATCCATAGGTGGCCTGGTTGCTTCGATTTGGGCCGGAGATTGCGAAACCACTCTCGATCATGCTGCGGGGTGGGGATCAGAACCCGGGTCCATGGCGGACACTGCTCGATGAGTTTGACGGTCGCCTGGTAGGCTTTCACCCCGGCAGGATTGGGGATCTCCTTGTCGTACCGGTCCGCAGACTTTGGGATTGGCCTTAGGGGCCAGGGTGTGTCCTTTGCGTCAGCATCGCTGCCGAGTCG